AAGGAAAAATCATCTGGGAAGTCCGTAACCGCATCATGCACGGATGGATAATCACCGCAGAAGGCGTAGGTTTCCATCTGCTTATCGAACGTGATGACCCTACCGCTACACATATAGAACTGACTATGCAGGGGCGCGTAATCCTAGTAGACGACTATGAGGTGCAAGAATCCGAGATACGTGATCTGCTGTTTGATGAAATCCTAACTGAGTCAAATAGCCCGATGCTGGCAACCCAGGAATACGAAGAATCTGTATCCTGCTCCAAAGAATCAGCAGAAAAATTCTTCACCCACGCATACGAATCAATGCTATAAACCACTACCCGGAAAGACAGGAAACAGAAAAATGGTACAGCCACAGCCAGGAAACCAAATATCACGCAACCAGCAGAGCAACCAAATCGCTATACGCGACCTGCAGAAAAAAGTTATCGAACCGCAAAAAGAGTTCATCGCCGCCGCAATGCCAAAGCACATGCAGAGTGATGTACTCGATTGGCTTGCAGCCGCATCACTGGTAATCCGCAATGATCCTAAGCTTGTATCGCTGGCGCTAAATGACCCGCTGCAGCTTACTGTAATGCTCCAGAAGTCAGCCCGCTATGGTCTTACCCCTGGTACTGACGAAATATATTTTGTGCCGCGTGGACGGGAAATCGTGGCGGATATTGGCTATAAAGGATGGGTTGAGCTTATCCGCCGTGCTGGGTATGCGAAAAATATTCACCGAATCGCAGTACGCGAGGGTGACAAATTTGAGTACGTAGAAGGTGTAGACGAATCACCTAAATACATGCGCGCACCTGATGAAGAGCGTGGGCAGTTAGTGAAAGCTGTTGCCTGGGTTGAATATAACGACCTGGCAGGTGGCGGTATATCACCTGTGGTGCAGGTTGGCAAAGATCGTATTCAGGAGGCTATGGATGCGTCGCAGACGGCTCGGAGTAAATTCTCGCCGTGGCAGAAGCACCCTGAAAAGATGTGGCTAAAAACAGCTTTGCGTGAACTTGCTGGCGTAGTCGAATGGTCTGCCGAGGAACGACGCACTACCGCGCTGGCTGCTATCCGTGAGAGGTGCGAGCTTGAGCTAGAAGCCATTCGCATCGAGACTGAGCGGATGCAGGCAGAGGTAGCAATGATGGAGGCAAAGGCTAAGCTGCTTGAGTTGCAAGCCACACAAGAGCAGGAATAGCGAGACCCCATGTAACCTCCATGTATAATATGCATGGAGGTTACGTTATGTCTGATAAAAAACAATGGTACCAGGGAATGAAATGCACCGCTGTTAGCCGTAGGACTGGAAAACCTTGCGGTAGCTATGCTGTAAAAGGGGCTGTTGTCTGCCGAAAGCATGGTGGATCGGCTCCACAGATAAAAAAAGCGGCGAAACTCAACTATGCTCGTTACGTTGTAAAAGAGAAAGTGCGCCGAGAGGTAGGCGAACTAGCTGTTGATGTACCTATCGAGTCACGTGTTACTGACCCGCTTATTGAGCTTCAGCGCCTAACTACTGAGGCCATCCATTTCAAGGATATTTTAGGGCGTATGGTAAACGACTTGAATCATGACATTGAGCACTTTACAGAGGAAGGTTCGCTGCAAATACGTGCCGCTGTTCAGCTTTATGGTGAGGCTATGGATCGCACCGCAAAATTCCTCGGTATGGCTATGAAACACGATATTGCCGGGAAAATTGTGCAGATTGAGGCTGCTAAGGTTTCTGCGATTTCTGCGGCTATTTCGCGTGCTATAGCATCTGCTGGACTGTCTAGCGAGCAGGAAAATACTGTGCGTAATACGCTCGCTATTGAGTTGCACGCCCTGGAAGCGCAGGAGGGGTAAAATATTTTACTCAGAGCTTGCGCGTGCCGTAGCCCCGCGTACCGTATCTTGGGCTACCCCCGGTGATCTTGCAGACGATCTAGACCCTAAAAACGTTCAGACACCCGCACTGGATGTTATAGATGCTGCGCTGGTACGAGCTTATAATACGCCTGATGCTCGGTTGATTATTTCCATGCCTCCACAGGAGGGTAAATCCCAGCGCGCTACACGCCGTTTCACGGAATGGGTTTTATCAAAAGACCCGGACAAACGCGTGATTATCGCCTCATACCAGGCTGCTATTGCATCTGACTGGGGGCGCACAATCCGCAACGATATACGCGAGCATGGCGAAAAAATGCAGATCGAGCTTGCGCCCGATTCGTCAGCTGCTCACTATTGGCATATTCGCGGGCATGCTGGGTCACTATTCTGTACTGGTGTAGGCGGCTCCATGACAGGCAAGCCAGCCGATGTGCTTATTATTGATGACCCTGTACGCGGTATGGAAGACGCGCGCTCTGAGGCGTATCAGCGGCGCGCCTGGTCTTGGTGGACTTCTACAGCATCTACCCGTCTCGCACCTGGCGCACCAGTAATTATGATTCTCACGAGATGGCACGAGAATGACCTAGCGGGTCAGGTTATGACTAATCAACCTGGAGAATGGGAGTACATACGAATCCCTGCCCAGGCAGACCACAGACCAGAGCAAGGCGAAACAGACATACTAGGGCGTGAACCTGGTGAGTTCATGATTAGCGCCCGTGGCCGTTCGCGTGAGAACTGGGAGAAGCGCAAGCGTGACGCTAACCCGCAGGCGTGGGCGGCACTGTACCAGGGCACCCCTGCACCTGATGAAGGCGGAATATTCCCCAAATCTGATGATCTGGCGCGCTACACGTCCCCTATCTGGTTAGATAATGCTGATGGGTCACGGACATTCCCCGGCGTGGCGAGCGGTGGCATTCTGGTTCAGTCGTGGGACTTGACCTTTAAGGATACGAGCGGATCAGATTACGCCGTAGGGCAAACCTGGTACGCAGAGGGCAACACTGCGTACCTGGTGGACATGGTGCGTGAGCGAATGAATTTCACCCGCACCTGCGAAGCTATCGAAGCTATGGCAGCTAAATACCCACAGGCTACGATAAAATACGTGGAAGATAAGGCGAATGGTCCCGCTGTGATTGACTCGCTACGCTCGCGCGTGCCTGGCATTATCCCTGTGAACCCTGAGGGTGGCAAGGTTGTGCGCGCTAATGCGGTTACTGCGTATATCCATGCAAAAAATGTGCTGTTCCCGTCTCCTTCACTTCTGCCTAATGTGGAAGAGCTGATAACAGAAATGCGGCAATTCCCAGCCGGTGCGCACGACGATACCGTCGATGCTATGACACAAGCGCTCAACCAAATCTTCCACCAT